TAAATGGCAGAGCTGCAAAGCAACAAGCTGGCATATGAAGTTCAGTGTTACTACCAAAAAGCTGACTCCATAATACAGGAGAGACCTCTGAATTCCACAAAAGTGTTTCAGCAGGATCAGAAACGGCCCATCCAAATTGTGTAAGAAAAGATTCTCTTTGAGCAATAGATTTAATTGTCATTTCATCTGTAGTACCAAGACCCATAACTCGAGGATCAACTGTTAACTCCTGTTTACAATCCAAAGTTAATTTCTGGGATGTATCAGGAACATTTGTATTGGACATGTTACCCAAAACAGTTGGTTTATAAGGCACTATATCCGATAATTCAACCGGTCTCGAATAACCAAACATTGAAGCTACACCTGAAACTGCGTTAGCAGCCATTTGTGTGGCCATAGCATATTGGCTTATTCCTGGAATCTTACTCAACATACCTGCAGTCTTAGCAATAATACCTGCCGGGCGAGATATAGGTCCAGTACCATACTCATCTCTGGCTTGTGGAGAAAATATCTCACCAACCTGAGGGGCTAAAGCTCCTGGTTCATTCGCAGTCGGTATAGAAAGAGAAACTTCCTCTGCCCATACAAAAACTGAAACGGTAACCTGGTCCGATGCTCCATTAGCATGCTTTAAATCTTGCATACCATGAATAATCATTTCACCCATGTTTCTCCAATCTTGACTAGGAATACGCAAGGCGTTCTCATACCACACAAAAGGAAGGGTAAGAGTACCACCTTGACTAGTAGTGGGATCCAGATATACATGTGGGCGCTGACTAGCACCCACGACATCTTGGATAAAGAAAGCGCGGTCAAGAGTAAAATTATCTAAAGTGTGTAATGGTATATACGAAGCGATAGCTCGCCCATAATGAAAACCATTACCATTTAGCATAATACGCACTTTCAGTTTACAGCGCAACAGATTAAAATTTGTTATACGATTTATTACCCTGGGATTCTCAAAGAAATCTGTCCAGGGATTAAATGTCTCAAATAATCTAGTGCCAGTTCCCCAATTGTAGGATCGAATTTTAACAGGACGCGAAAAGAAATTTCCGAGATCTGCATCGTTCGAATCTGCAATATAAAAAGTGGAATCTGGCATACTGTCTACTGTATAATCCCATTGTGGAGTCTGATCACTAAAATGTACATTTTGGTGTTGAGACTCTAAATTTTCTTCATTTATAGTTATGTTAAACTTGTTATTATTATTCATACTAGAAAGTCATTAGAAACGCAAATATGGGAGACTCAACCCATAAAGCGTGTGTCAATCTGGTGTGTGGCGAACACTCCCCTAAATAAGGGTACTCTGCGAGGAGAGTGCCTATTTCTGTAAGCCTATACTATGTCCTATGATTGACTGAGCGGACAAGCACGGTAAACCAATACAGAAATCCCCCTTTTGGTGCAGTTGGACGTGGTGGGATACGCCCAGAGGGATGCATTTATAGTCTGCCCAAGACTTAGCCGATTACTCATACTTCTCCTTCCATTGTGCTAATCTGTCATCATATGATTCATGAATGACAGTGCACCCGTGAGCAATACCGGCAAGTTCTGCAATTTCTTTCATTTGCTGACGACGGGTTTCATATACATCCCGACCGTGCAAAAACCACTCCCGTAGACATCCGTCAATATTTTGCATTGACTGCTGCTCACGAGTAAGGGCCTTTGATTTAAGAACTGCATGAAGACTCTTAAAATTAGAATCTTCGGCCAAAGCCCCCATAATCATTCCAGTGTCTTCACTGTATACATTAGCACGCTTAAGTAAATCAGCTTCAGTATCTGTCATATAGGGGGTTGGATCGGATTCCTTATCCGGCATAGTAAATTTCATATCGCGCTCTTCCAAAAAACGAGCTACTGCAATATGATTAAATTCTGGGAAATCCTCATGTACCGAACTCTTAGCGTCATCACCATAAGTTATAAGTGAACACACGCTACGAAATTCAGGAACATTTATGCGATCTTTAGTAATGTGATAATAAGCACATCGAAAAAGAAGAGCATTGACTACAGAATTCACATAAACCGTAAGATTCTGTCCCGAAGGATTAGAACCATAATGCTGGATCAGGTCTCCATTATATGCCATCAAAGGATAACATATATCCGTGGCTATACCCTCCATGATAATTAAATCACGTTCGGAATAACCACACTCCTTCGCAATATCCATCATAATGCGAAAACCAACAAACATTACCTGTGCTGGCATTCTAAGATCGTATTTGCTATAATCACCAGCAAGAATACGATCCTCACCAAAGCGTTTAACGTGCTTAGCCAATTGATCCCATTCTGGACCCTGAGCATTAACACCTACT